AAGAATCAATTAGATAAGCTCTCCCCAAGAAAAAGGGAGGCTTTTTTATATAACGTCATATATGACATGAGACAAGATGATGTGGCCAAGATTATGGGGATTGCCTCGGTAACTATTGGTCAGTATGTAGTGGCGTCGAGCCAACAGATTGCTAAATGGTATTTTGAGGAATATCCAATTGAGGTATTTCCTATGGATAAAGCTCCAAAGAAGGCAAGTAAAAAGGACACTACTTCGGACAATAGATAGGGATGTTCTTTAAAAGACCTGACATAAAGTGGGAGGATTTTAACCCGGAGGAGGATTATACGGGGACACAATTAGATATGTTTGCTACTGCTCTTCTACGCAAAGATAGAAAAGAACACAAGGCGGCTAATGATGGCAAGGAGCCGCCAGTGACAATTTTATTTGAAGAGCAATTATACAACCGATCTAAGCGGGAGATATGCGTCAATGCTCTAGAGATTGATGAGACATTGACAAACTCCATGGCGGATACAGATAAGCCAGGAGTGACCAAGGGAGACGGCCAGAGGATTTACCAGAGGGCACATCCTAAGGGCAGGGGATTAAACACTGATGAAGCCCGTAAGAGAGGCGCGAGCTACTTTAAGAATCTTATGATCGAACCATCAGAATATCATCTATCCCATTTTTATTATGATGATCCATTGAGTGGAGTTGAGCCAATTACTTAAAAACTCAGAGAAAAGGATGGCGTCCTTCGGAAGAGGCCGAATTCTGCCAAAGGGCCGCAGAACGTCAATTGAAGGTAGAGATTAATGTCAACAAGATTTCACACTATAGGAGGCGCTGTTATGCAGGATATAACTGCAAGGAGTTTTAATGGCTAAACCACCTTCACTGATAGGAGGGACCAACCTCCAAATGAATAGAGAGCCGCGCTGCAAGATTTGCACCAGCCCTTTAGTCCGTGACAGGGTAGATCGCCTAGCTGCCGCTGGTTTCGGTGGCTCTGCTATTGCAGATGAGATTATGGGGCTTGATCCTAAGCTACCAAAGAAGCGAGATAGTCTCCGTAAATCTATTGAGCGCCATGTCTCAAAACATCTGAAGATCAAAGATGCGGCAGTTAGGCGGATTCTAGAGCGCAGAGCCGAAGAGCAGGGAATCCTTATCGATCAAGTAGAGGGCCAGATGGTTTCTGGTAAGGCATTCCTTGACATGATGATCGGTAGAGGCCAAGAACAGCTTTCAGACCCTAATTCTCGTGTCTATAACAAAGATGTTCTAGAGGCCATTCGCTTACAGGAGGACTTTGAACGCGAAAGTTTCGCCTTGCAATTAGAAGTAATTGAGCGTCAGGTTCGTTGTATCTCTCAGGCTCTTAAGGAAATTGTCTCAGAGAGAATGGGACAAATTATAGATGAATATATGTTTGAGCAAGTAGCAGAACGAGCCAGATATCTCTTCGGCGCAGAAGCAAAAGAACAACTAGCAATTGAGGAAGGACAAGTAGTAGATGGCTGAATTAATAGAGCTATATGAAGATGAGGTTGAAGCGGTCCTCAAGATTCATACTAAGCTTGAAGAGAAATATCATTTCAAGCCTAATAAAATAGATACTCTGCATGAATTTGCAGATGAAGCTAAGACTCGTCTCCTAGAAATAGGACTAATAGCTAATATAGATATTACTCCCGCGATGGTAGGTCTACCACCTGATATCGCCATCGTAGGGCGAGTAAATCCTGATGGTCCAGATCACGAAAAGATTAGGTATCAGATCAAAAAGAGTTATGAGCAGGAAGGCCGCTTATCTGGCGGCAAGCTCAAGAAAAGGAATTAGATGCCATCCCAACGATCCAACCTGGATCAGATTCATGTTCCAAATTACTTGGACTTGTTTGAATCTACCTTGATTCGTAAGTCGGTCGGGGTAATTGAATTTTGCGAGAAGTTTTGCAATCGTCGTCTCTATCCTAGACAGAGGACTTTGCTTAAGATTGTCTTTTTAGAACAATTAGATGATTACGATAATTCAGTTATAGATGAATGGGAGGAATCAACAGCGAGAGGAGGGGAGGTAACTCTTGCCCCTAAGCTAAGGGATCGTATTCAATGGTGTCGGGATAATAACTATGATCATTTCAATCAAATCATTCTTGTCGGCGGAAGACGGTCAAGTAAGGGTCATATAACCGGCGCTGCTATTGGTTACAAGCTTTATCTTCAGACACTTCTCGATAATCCCGGCGCTCATTATGGAATTGACCTAGATAAAGATATCTATTTCAATGTTGTAGCCCAGAATGAAGAAGAGGCTATTGCTAACCAATTCTCTGATGCTGTTAACTGGCTCCTTGAGTGTAAGCCTCTGACCGATCAGGGGTTGATCAACAACGTATTAGCTAAGACTATTTCGGTCTATACCCCATATGACAAACAGCGCCTAATGAAATTAGAAGCGCAACATGGCAATGTAGGTAAAGACTTAGCCAAGCTCAAGGTCAAGGCTCATGGGACTAACTCTCGCGCTCTCCGTGGTCAGGCTGTTATCGGCTTGGTTCTAGACGAGATGGCTCACTTGCTTGCAGGCGAGTCTCGTCTAGCTGATGCTCAGGTATATGAGGCAGCTATGCCAGGTGTTCGCACTTTCGGTCGTGATGGCATTGTGTTCCTTAATAGTAGTCCATATACCAAAGTAGGAAAATTTCATGAACTTTATTCACAAGCTCTAGAATTGGACCCACCTGATATTGGCAATCCAAAATATCCTGATATGTTCATGATACAAATGCCATCATGGGAACTTTATCGAGATTGGGAGAAAGACCCTGAAATCCGGGCATCCCAGGGTCTACCAGAACATAAGTGGATCGGGGCGGTAATGGAAGCCCCCGAGCTTGATCCTGTTATTGCTCAAGAGGAATTGCGTAATCCAGATTCGTTCAAGGTGGAATATCGCGGACAATTTGCTGAAGTTGTAGACGCTTTCCTGAATCCAGAAATGGTAGATAGGATGTTTGATCCTTCGTTTACAAAACAGAAATTAGGAAAATACCTAGATACAACTTGGACTTCATCTGGCTACACGATGTATTTGGGCCATATGGACCCCGCAACTGTAAATGACAACTTCGCTATTTGTATCGGCCACAAAGAGGAGATAACTCTAGAGGATGGGATGATTGAACCACATGTTGTACTCGATCTAGTCCATGCATTCTATCCCACCGATTTTGAAAATCATACCATCGACTGGCTACAGGTTATGCCAGTTATTGAAGATTTATTAAATAATTTTAGACCATTCCAGTTTACTTCCGACCAATTCCAGTCAACCTATCCACTACAGGAGCTTCGTTCCCGACTAATGGAAAGAGGAATTCTAGAGACGGTTCTTTTTGAAGAGACTGCTACCCAGAGTAAAAACTTTAATCGCGCTATGAATTTCAAAGCAGCGTTGAACTTGGGACGTATTCATTGCCCACACCCAGATTTCACAGTTAGAGATTTAGAGGCGATGGCTACGGATAAGGATCATAAATCCATTGGTCAGACAAATAAGCGTTCACTTGATCTATTGCGTCTAGAGTTAAAGATGTTGCAGCAAAAGCCCAATAATAAAATCGAACATCAGGATATTGGAATCTGTCGAACAGACGATATTTATACTGCTATCTCTCATGTTGTTCATAATCTAATCGGAGATAGTATTAATAACCAACTTATGAATAAGGTTGGTATGGAATTCGGCGGTTATCAGGGATATTCAATTGGAGATAGGGTATCCGGGCATAATCCCTTTGCAGATTTTTATGCTATGCAACAGAAGCGCCAATATCCAGATGTGGCTAGGGGCGGAAGATTTCAAAGACAGAGAGGTAAGAAACTGTGGTAAGCACCCTTGAAAATAACTACAACCAACTGAAATTATTGAAGCGCTTATAGCTTCACTTCCTAGGAAATAAAATTGCTCGTACAAGACGGCGACAAATATTACATTATAGACGACAACAAAGTTGTCGCTTCTCTTAGTAAAGAGGAGTTTGATAAGCTTCAAACTCCCAAGGAGAATCCATCCTTTGGTCTAGGGGATCGTGTTACACACCGCGATCAGCCTGGAAATGTGATTAGCGTAACAGCCTCAATCTACGGAGATACGATAGGTGTTCGCTTCGATGATGGATCAGTTAATGAATTTGCACCATCTCAATTAGTAGCCTCTGAAACAGAGAGGCCCGCTTTCTCTTCTGCTGTTCAAGAATTGATTTATGATTTTGATCAGTATTCGGTTCTTCAAGCTAACACACTTGAAGAGCTAGAGATAAAAGAGCGCGAAGCTCGCGCTCTTAATCTACGCGCCACTAGTTTAATTAAGGACGAAAAACTCGCCCTAGCAGATCGTGTTGAGCTAGATAAGGTTGCGACCTCAACTAATGTTGATTCTGTTGATTTCAAGGAAAACAAAGAGCTATTGCGTCTTGCTGAAAATGCAGATCATTTTAATAGGTTTAATCAATATCATGTTGATAATGAGTTCCATGGTTATGGTTCCTCTTGGGGTAGTACAGATGACGCCTCTTGGTTAGACGATATTGAAATTATTTCGGCTAAAACTGAAGAGTCTCATTTAGCTTCTCTAGCCCGCGATACCGTTGCCCATTTGAGCAAGGATCAGCTATCTAATGATGACTTCATGAATGAGGTACGCGATTATACATTTGATCGCCTTCGCCCAGAAGATCACGATAAGTTTACTCTTCTTCTAGAAAGCGCAGCACAAATGCGCCTAGGAGAATTTGAAAATATGCCTAAGGAGGCCAGCGCGGAGGATTACGACGATGTTGATGATTCCGCTCTGTTTATGTAATGTTAGATATTTACGAAACTTCAGATTTAGAAAGAGAAACAAACAAGGCTGCTCTTCTTTTGGCATATAGTCGCTATCAGGAGCAGGTTGGCGATTTTGTGAATTCAACACAGCGCCTTGCCTATGCCGAGCCAGAGATAAAGAGGATTGTTAAAGAGTGCGCTGCTGAGACTGGCGCAGACCTTATCTATATTGAAAAGCATCTGCGGCAGATTATTGCTGATAGTTTTCCTGCTGTAGATGATATGCCCAAGACCAAGCCTCAGAAGCAGAAGCTTGAATTTCCCCAGGATGGTAGACCAGGAGAATTGGGTTATGGGGGCGGTCCACCCACTCCCCCTTTAAAATATGATCCAGCCAAGGTAAATCCTGAACCGGATGATGTTACCGATACCTCTTATGCCCAACCTCCTCTTTTAGAGGATGAAATTAGAGACGCCGATCAGGTTCATGATCTGAAAGAGGAAACATTCTCTGGCGATAATAAGAATAATTTCTCCCATGTAGTTGCCTCTGATGAAGAGGAAGCAGAAGAGGAAAATGAGGAAGCTGAAGAAGAGGTCGAGGAAGAAGAGGACGGCTGCGATTGTGAGAATGAAGATTGCGCCTGTAAAGCTTCAAAATATCTAGCATCTCTTTCTTCAGACGATCTAGAAGAGCTTCTTGATCCAGTAAAGCTAGCTGCTTTTACAAAGGAAGCCCCCTATGGTGTTCCCAAAAGCAAGGGCGGCGATAATGAAGAGAATGATTCTAAGATGGAGCGTTGCGTCGAGAAGGTAATGGCCGAAGGTCATTCCAAAGAATCAGCAATTAAGATTTGCAAGTCGTCTATATTTGGCGATAAGAATTCATGTGTACGTTGCGCTGCTGAAATCAATAAGGGCATAGTGTGTGACACTTGTGAGGATTCGCTCCTCAAAAAAGCGTCCCCCTTTCTAGAACCACACATATCTATGGATTGGACAGGGGTTGGTATGGGCGGCCCTGGTATGGGTGACCCCGGCATGATGGGTCAAACAGGCATCGGAACCCCGATGGGCAATACTACTTGCTCTCACTGTGGCGGAATGATGATGAATGGCTCTTGCTTAGGCTGCGGCTATACCGAAAATACTAATTCAATTGTTCCTTCCTCTACAATGGAAAATCAGGAGGCTGCTAAGCCTGACACAATTCTCAATAATAGAATGCAGAATGGTCAATATCCCTCCTTTATGGGATCGGTGGAAAAGGAAGCTCTCCAAGATCATTTAGATTATGATCCAAATCCTCGCCCCTCTGCTCCTATTCAAGGACCACAGCCTGAAGATCGCACAGACGGGATGCCAGGAGATGACACAAATCTTTACGGCCCAAAGTCCACATTTGACGATGTAGTTTCCAGTTTCGCTAATCAGGCCGCAGCTAAGCGCTTTTCTACTCCCTCAGACGAGGATATTAGCGCGGTAGCTGAGCAAACTGGATTAAATCCAGATGATGTAGCTACCAATCTTAAACTCATTGCTAAGTTTGGTGACATTACAGCCGTCAATGGCGTAGTAGACGCCGATGATGATGTTGGCAATTATCAGGAGGTTCAAGGCTTAGGTGGCCCGGTACAGGATCAGGAAGCTGAGATTCCACTTCAATTAGCCATTGCTAAGGTTTCTGAGGATTCTGACTTAGACGAGCAAATGGTAATGAATGAACTAAAAGATGCTTTTGGTAATCAAGATTTACCACCCCAATATCACGTACCATTAACAGGTGGCAGAAAGTTCTATCTCCCCAGAGAAATGATGGCTGGATCACAGCCGCCAACAACCCAACCTTCTCCTGAGGATCAACAGGAGGCTCCCGTTCCAGATATACAGTCGGAATATGAGTGATGACCGAGCCGGGGGCTGTCTCTAACGAGCCAGAAAAACCCGAAGAAGAATTATCTGAAGAAATTATAATCAAAAGGCGGAAACGAAGACAGGATCGCCGCCTAACGCAGGCCACTAAGGTCGCCAAAATAAAAGCTAGAGATGGGAATGAGTGTTATTTATGTAATATGCCTCTTACGGAAGAGGATATGACAATGGAACATTTGATTCCAAAATCAAAAGGCGGCTCATCTAGAATAGATAATTTGAAGCTGGCTCATGGCCGCTGTAACGTCCTTAAAGGGGATCGATTAATAGAAGAATTAGAACTTCCCTTTGTGTGGGATGAGGATTCCTGATATAATTAGTAGAGAAATATGACTGACTTTCTCCTAGGATCAGAGTTAGATAGATATCGCGCTTCAGCTTTACATCTTCCCCGTATCCCCCGTAGCGTATATTCTTCCGAAAAGGAGAATATATTTGATGCTGTTGAGGATCGGAATAATGAGCAGATAAATAACTTCGCCGCTCGTAGAAAACAAGCTTCTCTGGAAAAGAAGATGGCAGGCTTTTCTTCTACAGCCGTTGGTGGTGATGTATTTGCTGCTATTCCGCGTTTCTATTCTCCCCTAGAGTATTTTGAACAGACGCAGATTCCTTATGATATAAATAACAAGAAGCATAGATTTGAATTATACAAATGGCTGGACTTATTCTATCGTACACATTATCTGATCCCAATTTTAGTCGATATCTTTACGAGATTCCCTCTCGTTGGCGTAGACTTATTTGGACCAGATAAGCAGTTAAATGACTTCTATCGAGACGCTTTTCTAGATCGTCTCGATTACGAACAATTCTTTGTAGACATGGGCCGCGAGTATTGGGTCCTTGGTCAGAGCTTCCCTATGGGATCATTCCATGAAGAATTAGGAGTCTGGGAATCAGAAGAGTTAATGGACCCAACTCTGGTCGAGGTTAAGCGCTTCCCGATTATTGGAGGAGATGAATTCTTCATCGTTCCTCCCAAAGAGCTTGTTGATCTGGTCAAGAATAAGCGCCCTCGTCCTCAATATGTTCTCTTAGAGAAGAATTATCCTGACCTAATCCCGTTCCTAAGAAACGGTAAAAATATTCCTATCTCGGATGTGCTGATGCGTCAGGTGGCATTTAAGGCATCTCCTAGGGACCTCTATGGCACTCCTATCCTGCTCAGAGCATTACGTACTCTGATGCACGAAGAGAAACTAATGGCTTCTCAGGATGCTATTGCTGAGCGTCTATATTCGCCCCTTATCCTGGCCAAGATTGGTACCCCTGAGATGGGCGCTGCTCGTACCCCCTGGATTCCAGGGCCAAATGAAATTTCCTCTTTCCGTAATGACTTAGACCTTGCTCTCTCCTCCGACTTTCGCCTGATCGTGCATCACTTTGCCATTGATATCCAGAACGTCTTTGGTCGAGAACAAATGCCAAGGCTCGATAACGACTTTGATCGTGTTGAGAAGAGAATCTTGCAGACCTTCGGGGTTAGTCCTTCCCTACTCTCTGGTGGTCAGGCATCTACGCCATATGCTAGCTCCGCATTACAGGCTGAATTCCTCAATCAGATTCTACGTACCTATCAGCGTTATCTTATTCGCCATTATGAGTCAAGGGCCAAGATCGTAGCCGAGGCTCATGAGCATTATGAATATGAAAAGCGCGGTGATACTCGCATTCCAATTATGGAAGAAGTATTAGTATACGACGATGACGGGAATCAGCATATAGAGAAGAGAAATAAGCTGATGATTCCAGAAATGCGAATGAAGGTATTAGACCTCAGAGATGAGGCAACCCAGCGTAACTTCTTGCAGGCACTTAAGCAACAGGGCGTTCCAATTCCTGATCAAGATATTACTATGGGTATGCACTATAACTTTGATGAAGCACTAGAAAAGGTATCCGAGGAAATGATCGCCAAAACTATTAAACAGCAAGAGGCCAAACTAAAGACCTACGATATTCTCGTGGCCGAGGGGCTTCCTGTCCCGCCAAATCTCTTGCAGGAATTGCAAGCCGCTGGTCTAGCCCCTGGTGGAATGGGACCCGGAGGTATGGGAGGCGGCGAAGGTGACACATTCGGTAATCCATTAGGTCCAGGTAATCCTTCTACAGGAGGCGGTGGCATTCTTATGCCTCCACCCCCAGGAGGGGCAGGAGAAGGCCGCAATCCAATGCGCGGCACGATTCCCGAGGAATCAAATGAGCGCAGAGAACAGAATAATCCGAATCCTGGCCAATCAAATCCATTCGCCCCTAAGGGGCCAACAATTCCAGGCGTTCCCGGTCAGGTATCAGCATTGGGGATACCAGGCGGGGCAAGTCCGGCTATTAGCCCGTCTACAACGGGGCAACCAGGCTACAGGCACACTCGCACAGAATTACCCAAGGCGAAGCGCAAGCTGTCTCATGAGCTAATCCGAGAGGCTGACGAAGAGCCTCAGGAAGAGCCTGAAGATATAATACCTGATAGTTAGAATAAGTTGCGCTTATAGTAGGTATTTGCTACTATTATGGCGTGACGGAGGAGAGGTATATCCAATTTTTACGTCCTTACTTTCAGGAACTTCTAGCTCTAGAGGCGGGGGAGGAAAAGGATAAGAGGCGTGAGATATTTCGTCAGATGTGGGCAGATAGAGATGATATATCCCAAACTAGTAAAAAGAGTAGCGATTGTATCGTTCCTTCTTGTGAAGGAGCGAATATTACCTTTTCTAAGTTTTGCTGGAAACATTCCACAGAGGCGATTAGGACTAAACGAAAGGATTATGTAACCCAACGTCGTCATACTCATGGTACTGCTGAATATTTTGATAGAAAATATGAAAATGGAAGGCGATACCGCGATAAAATGAAACACGAGATAATGAATCAATTAAATAAACTAAGACAGGAGTTAATAAAACTTGGCTCGTAGAATGGAACCAAAATCCAAAGAGGAAATTGCGGAAGATAAGAAATTAGCTATCGGACGCAATATGATTAGCCTGAGGCATCGGCTAGAGCAGATAGATGAAAGAAATGCATTAGAGGCTGCGATTAAACAAAGCCATATGGAAGAGGTAAATAATGGGACAGTTTCCGTACCGGAGGTCCCGTCGCTTGAAGACGTTATCGGCTGGCTCGCCCCGAACCAGTCCTCAGCACTTCAAGAAGGCGATATCCCCGAGATTACAGAATAAGCAAATTCAATTAGATTCCAAGGAGGTTCTTGGGGTTGATATTGAAAATGGCACTCGTTGGGGATGGGGACCTAATGGTTATACCTATCCCCAAATCTATGCCGTAGCCTGGAAGTGGGTAGGGTCGCCAGATGAAGACGTTAAATGTATCCTGCTTGACTGGCGGCAGAGTAATGAAACCCTTAAAGATCATTGTGGTGAGTTGTGGGACGATTTATCTAGAGCGGATAAATTCCTAGGGCATAATTTCCGGCATGATTGGGGTGGCCTACAGGGATTAGCCCGTGATTTAGAGCTTCCATTTTTAAAGACACGTCCCCTGGTAGACACATTTAAAGATATACCTAATCACACCGGGCCTTCTAGATCACTAGAAGATTTATGTCAACAATTTGGATTAGGGCCGAAACCACACTTATCTCAGAGAGATTGGACTGAAGCTTTTATTCGCTGGTTCCCAGATAAACTAGAAATGGTTAAAAATAGAAATACACAGGATGTAATTCTGACTGAGAGGCTTTACCTCAAGGAGAAAGAATTAGGGTGGATAGATGACTAATTGCTCAAACGAATACTGCGAAAGCACTACTAATAAGCCAAGGGACTGGATTATGC